TAGCAGATGATGCAAACGGTAATAATGGATCTTCAACTAATATTACTTTAACATCAACGTCAGGTTTTCCTGCATCTGGTAGAATACAAGTTGGAACAGAATTAATTACCTATACAGGTATTTCTGCAAACGATTTAACTGGTATCACTAGAGCAGCAGATGGTTCTACAAGAGCTGCGCACGCTGATGCTGCAGTGGTTACTAATGCTGCAGATTTTGTGGATTGGGGAGAAGCTGCCTCAGCAGCTGAAGTATCTCTTGAACCAGGTTTATGGTCACTTAGTAATTTTGGTCAGGTATTAGTTGCAACAATTGCAAATGGAAAAACTTTTACTTGGAATGCAGGTGCAACAAATCCTTTAACAGTAAGAGCTTCTACTACCACAGCTGGTTTTTCTACATCTAATAATCCAACAGCAACCAGGGTATCACTAGTATCCCCTACAACACGTCACTTAATTCATTGTGGAACAGAAACTGTTATTGGTGATATATCAACACAAGATGATATGTTTATCCGATTTTCGGATCAAGAAGATATAAATGATTATGCTGCAACAGCAATCAACACTGCTGGATCACAAAGACTGCAAGATGGAACAAAAATTATAGGTGCTTTAAAAGCAAAAGAATCTATTCTAGTTTGGACCGACAATGCATTATATACTATGAAATTTATTGGTGCTCCGTTTACATTTGGATTTGAACAAGTGGGTACTAACTGTGGATTAATTGGTAAAAACGCAGCAATTGAAATTGATGGGGTTGCATTTTGGATGAGTACAAATGGTTTCTTTATGTTTGATGGTACAGTTAAATCACTACCTTGTTCTGTTGAAGATTATGTTTATGATCAAGCAGATACTACAAAAGGTCAACAAGTTTATGCTGGTTTAAATAATCAATTTACAGAAGTTGTTTGGTATTACCCATCAACAGGTTCTGAATATAATGATCAATATGTAGTTTTAAATTACGGAGAAAAAATGGAAGGTGGTATTTGGTATATTGGTACTGAAGCTAGAACTACTTGGATTGATTCAACTGTATATCCAAAACCTTTTGCAACTAAATATAATAATAATAATTCAGGAACCTTTCCAGTTATAATTGGAGAAAGTGGTTTAGGACAAACTATATTATTTGAACATGAAGTAGGAACCGATCAAGTAAATCCTGATGGTACTACTACAGCAGTTACATCTTTTGTTAAATCTTATGATTTTGATATACAGAGTGAAGGTATGTCAGGGGATATATTTTTAGCACTTAGAAGATTTATACCTGATTTTAAAGACTTACAAGGTAATGCAAAAGTAACCCTTGCTGTTAAACGATACCCTCAACAATCAGATACAATTACCTCTTTGAGTCCCTTTACAATTAACGCAAATACTGATAAAAAGGATACAAGAGCCAGAGGCCGGTTTGTTAATATCAAGATAGAAAACACTGATGTTAGTGAGTCTTGGCGCTTTGGTACATTACGAATAGATATACAACCAGACGGACGTAGATAATGGCAACTTTATTTGATTTAGCACAAGCATATTTAAACAGAGCATTACCTGAAACTTTTAGGTATGATAGAACTAATCAACCTGCAATTCCAACCCCGGTTCCAACACCTGTAGTACCAGAACCAATAAAACAATTACCTAGACCAGGTGGCAATGAAGAAGGATTTAGTGTTTACAATCCTGATCCTAATAGAACAAAAACTAAAGATAATTACAGTCCTTATGCTGCAAGACAGTTTGGTGAAACTTCTTTAATTGGATCTGGAGATTCTCAATTTGATATAAATAAATATGGAACTGGATTTAGAACACAAACAGAAGCAAATAAATTTATGGATATGTATCCAGATTATTATAACGTTGGACCAAAGACAGGAATAGAAAAATTAGCGGGAATGATGCCGGGTAAAAAAATTTTAGAAGGAATAGGTTCTTTATTACCTACAAGTGATAGAGGTATATTAGAAAACGAATTAACGGGTCAAGGTTTTGCTATTGATGATGTTGGAAGATTTGTTGCAGCTACTCCAGGTACAATAAATACGGCAGAAAATATTATGGCAGGTTATAGTGCTTACCGTACTGATGCGGATACTTTTCAAAAAAGAAGAGATCTGATTAATGCAAAAATGAGCGATACAAATATTAATCCTAAAACTGGAAAAACATATAAAGAAGAAAAACTGGCAGCACTTGATGAAGCAGAAAGAAGATTTTTTGCAGCAAAAGACTTAACAACAGGTATTTCAGATCAAAAGAAAAAAGCTAAAGATCCAACTTACAAATCAACAGCTGAAAAAATAACTGAAGGTATTACTACAGCTGAAGATGACAGTGGAAGTGATATGTTAGAAGGAATTGAAACTATTTTAGGTACGAAACCTATTACTAAATATAGAGATCCAATAATGGATATGGTTTCACCACCAACATCTTCTTTTCCAGATTATAGTGGAGTAACAGGAGTAACAAAACCGGGAGCACCTACTGGAATTGAAACAATAAAAAATATAATAGATACTCCAAAAAGTTTAGATAAAGATTTTTCAACTATCAGTGATGATCTTATGGCTAGTCTAGGACTAGATAAAAAGGTTAATATTATGGATGATCTTGATAATTTATATGTAGATTCTGGAAAAATTAAAACAGATGCAACTACTAAAACAAAAACAAAAACAAAAACTAAACCTAAAGGACCAACAACAGGAACTACAAAACCAGGAACAGGTGGAAGAGGACCAGTAACAGGAACTACAAAACCAGGCACTAAATCTAAAGGAACAACAGGAACTACAAAACCAGGCACTAAATCTAGATCTAAATCAATTCCAGATAGAGGAAGAGGTCAAAGTAATGTTGGAACAAAATCTAAAGGACCTGTATCAACAAAAGGACAAGCTGGACCACCAAGTCAAAGAGGTGGCGGCGGAGGCGGAGGCGGCGGAGGCGGTTGCTTCTTAAAAGGAACTTTAATTACTATGTTAGATGGAACTAGAAAACCAGTAGAACAAGTTGATCTAGGCAATGAAGTTGCAATTGGTGGTAAAGTATTTGCAACAGGTAAATTCTTAGTTAAAAATTTACATGATTATAAAGGTATCAAAGTATCTGGTAGCCACATGGTTAGTGAAAATAACAAATGGGTTAGAGTCGAAGATAGTGAACACGGTAAATTATTAGGGAATGAAGAACACACAGTTTATGTATTTGGTTCTGAAAACAGAAGAATTTTAATTAATGATATCTTATTTACAGATTACTTTGAAGTAAATGAACAAGATAAATTAATGAATAACGAAGAAGATTTTTTTGATAATTGGAAACTGTACGCAAAACAAGATAGTGGGAATAACGTAGACATTATTAATGCAAGCTAGAAAATGGATTGTAAGTAAAGATTATTCTACTATCTCTAATTGGTGTAAACAATATGATTGGGATAATGCTATACCTAAAGAAGTTTTACCGAAGGTGGGTATTATAGTAATAGATAAAGAACCAATGTGTGCAGCGGGTTTGTTTATAGATAAAACCTCTAAACTAAGTTTTATGTGGGGAATATTTTCAAATCCAAAAGTTAGTAAAATTAAATTATATAAGGCTATGAAAATTTGTATTGATGAGATAGAAAAAGAAGCAAAGAGAAATAAACTTTCTTTTGTTTATTCAGTTACAGGTGAAAATGCTTTACATAAATTATATAATAAAAATAAAAATATGATGTTATGTGAGAATAATATTAATTCATATATTATTAGTTTAAAAAATAAAAAAAATTTAGATTGGATATCATATAAACATGGCTAAAATAGTAATAAGAATACCTGAACCAAAAGAAGAATATGATGTTTCTAACCAAAAACAAATTAATAGAGCAATTAGTTTGATAACAGAACAATTGAATTCAACTTTCTTAGATGAGTTAAAACAAGAGACTGAAAGGTTTACTTGGTTTACGGAGCAAACTAACTAATGGCAAACATATATAAAAACGCTTTTTTTGATTTAGCAACCACAGATAAAACAGATGTTTACACTCCACCATCGAATTCAAGAGCCATTGTTAAAACAATACAAGCTAATAATCACGCTGGATCTAACCCTGAATTAGAAGTATTTGTTTATGATAATTCAGCTACTACGGAATATGAAATATCACACAAAGTAATTGCAGCTAAAACTTTTGAAAATATGATATCTGGGTCTTTAATTTTAGAAGAAAATGATGTATTAAGAGTACAAGCTTCTGTTGGAGGAGCTATTGAAGGTTTTGTAAGTATATTGGAAATTAACAGGGATTAGGAGGAAAAATGGCATTTAAAGAAGAAGCAGAAGTAGCATACACAATAATAAATGGTAAGAAAGTACCAGTTGTTAAATGTGAAACAGAAGTAGTATTGAGAAATACACAAACTAATTATGAGTACAATTCAGATAAAGAAGCAGAAGATGATATTGCTAATCCAGCAACTGCTACTCAAAAAGAACATGTAACAAGATCATTAAAAATTAAAGTAGCAGCAATGCCACCATTAGGAGCAGCGTCAGATAAATAATGCCAATTTCAAGAGGACAAATGCCGAGACAAATGTATGGACTAGGAAGTCTAGTAAAGTCTATTGGTAAGACTGTTAAAAAAATAGTTAAATCACCTGTAGCTAAAGTTGCTATGTTAGGTTTTGGTGCTAATGCATTAATGCCTGGAGGACTAACTTCTTTATTTAGTGGTGGTAGTGGACTAACAGGTATTTTAGGTAAGGGTAAAAGTATTTTAGATGGATTGACTGGTGCACAAAAAATAACAGGAGCTTTAGCTTTAGGTGGTGCATTTGCAGGTATGGAAGATCAACAGGTAGAAGAGTTAAGACAAAACCCTGAAGCCTTGAGAAGTTATCTTGCACAATATTATAGAAATCTAAATCAAAATGCTAGTGATGAAGAAGTAAATAGATTTGTAGAAGCTAACATGACTGAGTACAAAGCTAATGGTGGTAGAATAGGATATAATGAAGGAACAGATCCAACATACACAGGTAATAACATGGAAGATCTTCCAAGAGGATTACAAATAGATACAACTACTTCTAATCCAATGCCTGAGGATGCTCCTCAACAAGAAATATCAGAAGTAGCAAAAATTATGCTTGGTCCGGGTAGATCTGGAATTGGAGAACCAGAAGATGGTACAATGAAAGGTTATCAATTTTTTAGAGAAAAATATCTACCTAAAAAAGTAACAGAGATAGCTGAAAATTATGGTATTGAAGAGAATGAAGTTTTAAGAATGATTAGAGATGAAATGATGCAGTATATAGATACACCTAAATTACTTGAAAAACCTGAAATGGCTAATGGCGGTAGAATAGGATATAATGAAGGAAATCCTGAAATGGGAATGATTGATCCTGATAAAGCAAAACAAGCAAAACAAATGATAGGTATGGGAGCTGATCAAGATCTTATATCTACTATTACAGGTTTAACAAAAGAACAGATAGAATTTTTAATGAGAGAAAATAAAGCATATGGTGGTAGAATGGGTTTTGCAATGGGTAATCCAGAAGAAAACGCGATTCAGGCCTCAGGCATCATGAACCTACCTTTAAACCAAAATCCTGCTGGAATTACTGAGTTAGATTTACGAGAAACAGGTGGATTTATTCCTCCAGTTGGTGTAAAAGAAAAGGCAGATGACATTCCTGCAATGTTATCAAACAATGAATTCGTATTTACAGCTGATGCTGTGAGAGGAATGGGTGACGGTAATGTCAACAAAGGAGCACAACGTATGTATGACATGATGAAAAAATTAGAAAAAGGCGGGAGAGTATAATGGCAGTTTCAGAAACAAGAGTATTACCACCGGAGTTTATAGAAGCAGCGGGTAAAACTTATTTAGAAGATTTATCTACAGCAGTAGGTGATTATAAAGGTGCAGATCTTTCAAAAGTATATGGTCCACAATTTGTAGCTGGACAAGATCCTTTACAACAAGAAGCGATAAAAAAATTACAAGCTGGTATTGGTTCTTATCAACCTTATATTCAAGCAGCAGAAGCAGCAACAGGACCACAAGCTTATAAAGCTTATATGTCTCCTTATCAACAAGATGTTATTGATGCAACTTTACAAGAATATGATATTCAAGCACAAAAAGGAATACCTGGAATAGCAGATAGAGCTATTCAAGCGGGAGCTTTTGGTGGTGCAAGACAGGGAGTTAGAGAAGCAGAATATGGAGCAGCATCTGCAAGAAATAGAGCTGCATTACAAGCACAGTTATTACAACAAGGTTTTGGTCAAGCACAACAACAAGCAGCACAACAATTTGGTCAACAAATGAATTTAGCTGGACAAGTTCCTGCATTACAAGGAGCAGACATTGGCGCATTAAGCACAATGGGCGGTGCATTACAACAGCAAAGACAAGCTGAACTAGCTGCTCAACAACAATTAAATATACAAAATTTAAATCAACCATTAACAGCCGCACAACAATACGGTTCAGGAGTTACAAGTTTAATAGCTGGTTATCCTGGTAAAAATATTCAAGAAGTTACTCCTAGTCCAAGTGGATTATCATCTTTATTAGGAGCAGGTTCTACATTAGCAGGTATCTACGGAGCATTAAAATAATGAGTAGAGTATTTAGAAGACCAATGTTTAGAGGTGGTTCTACTAACATGAATGGTATTATGTCTAATATTGAAGACAGGGAAAATTTTCAAGAAGGAACTACTGCAGAAAGACTTCAAAAAATTGCAGAGCAATATCCTGATCAAGGTATCAGTCCATTAAATCAATTTTTAATTCAAGGCGGATTAAATTTAATGTCTCAACCATCTACAGGTAGTACACTAGGTGATATAGCTACAGCTGCAAAAGCACCTACGGCTCAGTTATTAAAAGATTTATCTGCAAGAGGACAACTAAGAAAAAAATTAGCGTTAGAAGGTGAAGTAATGGACATTGAAGCAGAGAGAGCTGAAAGACTAGCTAGAATAAAAAATCAAAACAAAGATTTTTTTGCAGCACAAACAGATGAAGCACAATTTGAAGTATTAACAGATTTATATTCTACTTCAAATATTCCGCAAATTAAACAAGGTGCAGCTAATTTAGCTGACTTTAGATTAAAACATAAGAATCAACCTTACTACGAATTAGGTTATGAATATAGTAAAAAAAGTAAAAAGTATGAACCTGATTTTGGAGCAGTTCCAATAGGAGGTTTGACATATGATCCTGGTGAAGGAAAAGCTTATAGAAGAAACTCAGACGGTAGTTTTACAGAATTAAATCCAATAACTTTAGAACCATTAGACGTTGATGGTACGGAGTAAACATGGCTACTCTAGTCATAGATCCAATTACAGGGAAACTGGTCTTAGAGAAATCTATACCTGGTAAAGAAAAACAAAAACAATCACAAGAACAAAACAAACAAGACTTAGTTAAAGCAGGTATTGATGAAACTGATATTGAATTACCTGAAGCTGAAGACAATAACGAAGTAAGTGGCGCTACTGCATTTGCAGCCGGTTTAGCATCTGGAGCAATTAAAGTTGGTGAAGGTGTTGTATCACTAGGTGCAGAGTTAATTGACCTAGGTGGAGATACAAATACAGCAGCAGCAGTTGAACAATTTTTTGATGACTTAAATCCTTTTGAAGAAATTGCAGAACAGAGAGCGGTTGGAAGATTAACTGAAGCATTAATTCAAATAGGTATACCTGGTGGTGCTGGTGCAAAAGCAGCAACCATGGCAGCTAGAGCTTTGAAAGCAAAAAGAGCTGGTAAGTATGCAAACTTTAAAGGTAAAAATCTTAAAAAAGGTACAGCTAAAGTAAAACAATTAAATGATTTATCTGGTAAACAAAGATTTGCAGCTATAGTTGCAGGTGGTGCAGCAGGAGAAACGTTAGTAGCTGATGTAGAAAAAATAGGAACGTTTGGAGATTTATTTGAAGGAGGTCCTACAGAACTAGATAGAGATATTTCAGAAGATCCAGCAGAAGATGCAACAAGAAAATTAGCAAACAGATTAAAATTTGGTTCTGAATCAATATTACTTACACCATTTGTTTATGGTGTAGGAGCAGGTGCTAAAACATTAGCTAAAAGAGGAAAAGAACTAGCTTATAGTAGTTCCAAAATAGAAAGAGGATTAGATAAATTAGCAAGTGTATTTAGATTTAGAGGAACTAAACCTGGAGAAATCGCTGCATCTAAACAAACTCAAAAAGCAAGACAAATGAGAGATACAAACTTTTCTGAAGAAATGGTAGCTCGTATAGACACTGAAGTTGATAAAGTTTTTCCAGAGTTTAGAAAGTTTTTTAATGCATCTAGTGTTGCAGAAAGAAAAGAATTTTTAAAAGTATTAGATAATACTTTATTTGAAGGAGATCTAACTGCTCCTATAGACTCTAATTTAAAAAATCAACTTAGAAAAATAGTTACTAAAAGAATGGGTGCACAAAAAGGAAACCCAGTAGCTGATAATATTGTAGAAGTATTAACTAAAACTAGAAAAGAATTTAATGATTTATTAGAAATAACTGCAGCTGGTCCAGGTGCTAAGGTAGATTTACCTACCGGTGTCACTAGAGATTTAAGACAGATAATGGGTAATAGAGTTAAAAACTATATTGGTAATACATTTGAAATATTTGAAGATGCAGAAGCAGGTTTCTTTTCTAAATATAAACCAACTCAAGATTCTATAGATAATGCTAAAGCTTTATTTATGAGATATGCAGCTAAAAATAAAAACCCTATTACTGAATTAGAAGCAGAAGGTATGGTTAATGATATTATAAAACAAGTTAGGAAGATGGACCCTAGAAAAGATACATTACCTACTTTTGCATATCAAAATTTATCTAAAGCTGCGGATGATGCAACTGGTTTAAAAACATTTGCACAAACTTTAACAAAAGATTTACCTGGTGGTAAAAAAGAAATACAAGTTATAGGTAAAGGATCAAAAGTATTTAGAGAATTGTTTGGTGAAATTGAAGATGCAAGACACTCTATCTTTGAAGGTATGAATAGATTGTCTACTATTGCTAGAAAAAATCAATTGTTTGATGAAATATTAGATACTGATGATGCGATGAAAGCAGCAGCTAAATCAGATACACCATTAGGTCAAAGAGGATTCTTTCATGGTAGTCCACTAATTGCAAAAAGAGCTTTTGGTCCTGAAGCAGATATTGTACCAATGGATGATTATGTAAAAGAATATTTTAAAGATGGTGTACTAATTAATAGATTAGCTAACACATGGACAACAAGAGAGATAGCTGAAGGTTTTACTAACGTAAGTAATATTCAAAACTGGATGAGAGGTGAAGCTGAAGGTCAAGGTGCTTTAGGTAAAACTTTTTCTTGGGCTTGGCGTAACTTATTATTAACACCTAAAGCAGGTGCACAATATGCAAAAACAATTTTATCTATACCTACACACATAAGAAACTTTTTGAGTTCCAGTGCATTCGCACTTGCAAACGGAACTGTTGGACCAGGATTTGGAAAAGCTATGTCTAGAGCTTTTGGTAGTGTACAAGTAGGAGGACCTAGAAAACCTATATCACAAGAAAGATATAGAGAATATTTAGAGTTAGGTATTACTAATACAAACGTAAGGCTTGGTGATCTTAGAAATCTAATGAAAGATGTTAGATTTGGAGAAGGTAATATTGCAACAGACAGTATTTTAAAACCTATGATTAATACTTTAGGTAAGAAAACATCTAGAGGAATTAAAAAAGGTGCAAAGTTTATGCAAGATATGTATGTAGCTGAAGATGATATTTGGAAAATTATTGGATATGAAACTCAGTTATTACAAAGAGGTAATGCATATAAAAAAGCAGGTGTTAAAATATCTGATGATGCACTTAAAAAAGAAGTAGCTGCAATAGTACAAGATACAATTCCAAACTATGCAAAGGTTGGTGAGTTTGTAAGAGCGGCACGTATGTCACCTTTTGGTAACTTCATGTCTTGGCCATCAGAAGTATTTAGAACAGGTACAGGTATATTCAGACAAATAATAAAAGATATGAAGGATCCTTTAACAGGTAAAATAAATCCTATCACAAGTAAAAATCCAATGAAAGGTTTAGCTATGAAAAGATTAATTGGAACTACACTTGCAATGGGTGCAATACCTTATGGATTAATAAAAGGATCACAAGCAATGTTTGGTGTATCTAATGAAGAAGCAGATGCTGCTAATGACTTTGTTGCACCATGGGCAAAAGATTCACAAAAAATATATCTAAGAGATCCTGAAACAGATGATTTATATTACATTAACTGGTCTCAGAATAATGTATATGACACTTTAACCAGACCTTTTCAGACTGTACTTAGAAGTATTCAAGAAGGTGTAGAAGATGAAGAAGTTTTATTGAAAGGTTTTGTTCAAGGTATTGCAGAAGCTGCTGGTCAGACTGCATCACCATTTATATCAGAGTCTATTTATACAGAAGCATTTATGGACATATGGTTTAGAGAAGGAAGAACAAGAGAAGGTAGACAATTATATAATGATCAAACACCTGAACCAGAAAAGATTGCAACTATCATGCAACACTTATCTAAAACTTTGATGCCTACAACACAACCTTTCCAAAGAACTATAAAAGGATTTACAGGAGCACCTGGAAAAGGTGGTGAGATATATGAAGTGCCAAAAGAGCTTGCTGGTATATTTGGCTTTAGACCAATTAAAGTTGATCCAGAAAAATCTTTAGGATTTAAACTATTTGAATATCAAAAAGCAATATCAGATTCTAGAAAACTATTTACAGGTGAGATTGATCCTACCGAAATGAAAACTGCACAAGATGTTATTGAAAGATATTATATTGCTAACAAACAAATCTTTAATGCAAGAAAGAAAATGTTAAATACAATTGATAATGCTAGAACAATTGGAATATCACCTACTAAAACATATGAAATATTTGATAAAAGAAATCTAAAATCTGAATACAACGAGCTTACTGCTGGAGTGTTTGATCCATTCTTTCCTTCAGAAGGACTACAAGAAAGATTTCAAGACCTTGCACAGAGAGCAGGTATTGCAAACGTATTCTTTGAAGCAGAACCTACATTGAGAGCGATGAATGCAGCTATGCAAAGCCTAACTTTGTTTGATGAATTTGATTTAGAACTTGAAGATTTTTTACCAGACTCTGATCCAGAGGGTCAATCAGCATTACCACTTACACCAATGCCTAATCAACAAGTGGTTCAGACTGCAGCTATGCCAGCAGCAGGAGTCATGAATCAGGGATTGACGCCGGTTGAAAATGCCTTATTATCTGAGGAAGAGAAACAAATTAAACTAAGATCAAGAGGATTGGCATAATGCCCAAAAAAGATTTAGCACTAGAGAAAATAGAATCACATGAAAAGCTTTGTCGTATTATGCAAAAAGCAACACATGATAAAATCCACAATCTACAAGATCAAATAAACAGAATTGAAAAAATATTTTTAGTAGCAACAGGCGCATTAATGTCAGGTATGGCCGGTGTTATAATTGTATTATTACAAAAACTGTAATTTTTTGGGAGGTTGGGCACTCAGCTGCCGGGATTGATTATAGTGGGGACTATAATCGCTATATCCATTCTTTAAAACCTTCATCCATAATTGTATTAGCAATATTAACTTTATTACGAAGAGCTTTAACTATTCTTTCATCAACAGTATCTTGAGTCATGATATCAATATAAGTCATTTTTTTAGTCTGACCTATACGATCAATACGTGCTTCAGACTGTTGACGTTTCTCTAAATCATATCCATTCGAAAAATAAATCATATTACTTCCAGCAGTTAGTGTAATACCATAACCACCTGTATGAGTAGTTCCTACAAAAAATCTACACTTGTCATCATTTTGAAATTTCTTTATGTTAGCTGATCTTGAATCTGTATCTGTTTGACCATAATAATCTACAACAGAGTCATCACCATATACTCTTTTAATTTCTTTAATTATTCTTTTTACATCATGTGTGTAGTGAGACCATATAATAGTTTTACCTTCTATCTTCTCTAAAATATCCATAAGTTCGTTTAATCTTTGGCAAGGTAAATCTTTTATTGTACCATCATCAGAAGTAAAATGTCCACAAGTAATTTGATGTAGTCTCATTAGTTGAGTCATAACAGTTGCTGATGATTGCATCTTACCATCTAAAAAAGCTATTGCTTCTTTTTTCATTTGTTGATAAACTTTTTGTTGCTCTTTTGTAAGTTCAACATAATGCTTGACATAACTTTTTTCAGGAAGGTCTAAACAATCTTCTTTTAATATTCTTTTAGAAAAACCTTTTATTTTTTCTGATAACTCACCAAGATTTCTATAGCCTACAACAATTTCTACTTGACGACCATTGACCTGTATTTTTTTACAAATAGAATATCTTGCTTTAAATGTATAATAAGATTGTTGGTCCAACAACCAAGGATCTAAAAATTGACACTGTGAATATAAATCTAAAGGTGATTTAGTTACAGGAGAACCTGTTAATATTCTTCTATACTTACAATGTTTACTTAGACTTAAAATATTTTTTGTTCTGTTTGATGTAGGTGTTTTGATAGTAGTTGCTTCATCAATAGCAACCATTGATTTTGGATGCGATGCTAAAAATTTATATGCAAAATCAGATCCATTACCTGAACTAAATGACTCTACATTCATTATTAAAATGTTTAAATGTGAACCTGGTTTAAATAAAGTATTTAAAAGTAACTGTTGTTTTTTTGATTTATCTGATGTCTTCCAAAGAACAATATTTGTATCTACATGATCAGGTAAGTGTGTAGGTATTTCAGAGTCATACCAGTTTTTATAAACACCTTTTGGTGCTATCAATAGCAACGCATTTATCTCACCTTTATCATATAAGATAGCTGCATTATCTAATAATACTTTAGATTTTCCCGTACCCATCTCCATAAAGTACGCAAATACTTCTTTATCCCACGATGCTTCTAATGCATCTAATTGATGCCCATAAGGCTTAGTTTTAAATTTATAGTTCATAGTTTGCTTTTTCTTTCTAAACGTGTATATAAGTTATAAAAGTATAAAAGTCAATGAGCAAAGTTTATTTAGTACAAGACATTCCTGTCGACAGAGAAAGTGGTCAACCCAAATACAATGTAATGGGTGCACAAAAGTATGGCGAAATTACGGTCATGCTTCCGGCAAAAGCTCAAATGATTTTTTCACCCGGTCCTTTAATATTTCAAATAAGAGATAAGTTAAAAAATTTTACAACCGACGATTATTTATTGTTGTCGGGTGATCCTGCAATTATTGGCGTGACATGTTCAATAGTTTCTGATATGACTAACGGCAAATATAAGTTGTTGAAATGGGACAGACAGGAAAAAACATATTATCCAATCGAGATAAATATTTTTCAAAACTAGTTGACAATATAAAATTATCCTATATATACCTTTTACGAAAGGTAAAATTATGAATATAAATTTAAGACAGGATGCGCCTGATCAAACTGATAAAGTTGATGTCAATGAATTATCAGAAGCGATAGAACAATTTAAATCTGTTGGTGCACAGATATTAGCAACAGAAATAAAATTAAAAGAACTTAAAGACCAAGAAAAATATATTGGTGAACATGTTATTCCAGACATAATGGAAAAACAGAATTTAAAAACTTTGAAACTAAAAGATGGTTCTGAACTATCAATAGGTAAAAAGTTTTATGCTTCCTTTAGAGCAGAAAAAAAAGAGGAAGGTATACAATGGCTTCGAGACAATGGCTTAGGTGATATTGTTGATAATAACATCACAGTAACATTTGGCCAAGGCGAAGATAACAAGGCTGTCGAATACGCTAGCCTTGCGAGGGAGCGTGGCTATGAACCAACTCAACAAGAGAAGGTTCACCACGCTCGACTCTCTGCAGTAATGCGTGAATGGAAAGAAAAAGGTAATGAAGTTCCCGCTGATCTGTTTAATACACTAGAGGGAAACCGAACTAGTGTAACTAATAAAAAATAAACTAATAAAATACTAAACTAATAAAGGAGTAAATAGTATGGACAAACAAGTCGTAAAAAAGAATAGTGCAGGTGCACTAGCATCTCTAAACCTTAGAGCCGATTCTGGTAAAGGTGCAGAGGAAATCAAATCAGATGACGTATCAACACCGATTCTGAAAATCTTACACCAACTATCACCAGAGTGTAACTCAAGAAGCCCTAAACATGTAGAAGGTGCTGAACCAGGAATGTTATATTCTGCTAGTTTTGGTAAACCTATGGACGGGGAGAAAGGTATCGAAGTTATTATAGCACATACACAAACTAGATATCCAGAGTGGCAAGAGATGGGTGATAGTCCATCAGCACCTGTTGGAACACATTTAACCCCACCTGCTGATGCAAAAGAAGAAATGCGTGGTATAAAATATAGATTATCTAATGGTAACTATATTGAAAAAACTATGTACTTCTACATTATTGTAATGGTAGATGGTGCACCAAGAAAAGCGGTGATCACTATGAGATCATCTAATCTTACACCGGCAAGAAAACTAAATGATCTTATTTCTAATTTAAGAATGACAGATGATAAAGGTTCTTTTCAACCGGCAGCATACTCTGCAGTTTTTAAATTACAAACTGTAGAAAAAAATGCAGGAGATAAAACTTGGCATGTATATAAACCATCAATATCTAAGATGTTAGATGTATCTGATGAAAAAGATGCAGCTATATACATGATGGCTCAAGAGTTTCAAAAACAAGTATCTGCGGGTTCAAGCAAACCTAAGTACGAGAAAGTTGGAGAAACAAAATCTGAAGAGATTATCTAATTCCCCAAGGGGACACTTGCAAGAAAAGGCAGGGCCGGGAGACTGGCCCACCTTTATTAATTAAAACAGGATGACAAATGAAAGAATACATAGAATATTTTAGTGGACTAACTCGAAGTTATGGTGTCTGCAAAGTTGATGACGGTTACATAGATCAGGAAACAGGAAAGAAAAAATGGAAACATGAATGGACTAAAGAACCGGTTACAGATCAAGATTACTTAGATCATTTAAAAGGAATTAAATCAATTGGAATACAACCATGTACCGATGAAGGTATGGCAAGGTTTGGTGCAATTGATGTGGATAAATATCCAATAGATAAAAAATTTTATCTTGATGTCATCCAAGATAAAAACCTACCAATAATACCTATATTATCAAAGAGTGGTGGATTGCATTTATATGTGTTCACCACTCGGTTGGTTAGAGCAAAAGAGATACGAAGTTTTTTAGAAGAGTTATTGGTTCCATTTAAATTACCGCATGCAACAGAAATATTTCCAAAACAAACACAGTTAATATCAACTGATGGAACAGTATCTAATGGTAATTTTATAAATCTACCATACAACGGCGACGATAGAAAAGCATTAGATATAGATGGTAGTCAAATGCCATTTGAAAAATTTATACAAACAGTTGGATTAAATTTAGTAGATCCAAAAGATTTTAAAAAAATAAAAGAAAATATAATTTATTCTGAGTTAAAAGGTGGTGGAGAAGAATTTGAAGATGGTCCACCGTGTTTACAAAAATTAACTAAAGAAGTTATGACCTTTACAGATGGTAGAGATAGATTTTTATACAACTACATGGTCTTTGCTAAGAAAAAATATACAGACAGTTGGCAAAAAATGGTATTACAAGCAGGTAGAAAGTATTTTTCTTTTGATGAGCATTGGACAGATGATCACATTAAATCTAAAATAAAAAATTGGGAGAAACAAAAGAAAGGTTTTACTTGCACAGATCCACTACTAGAACCAAACTGTATGAAAGCATTATGTGTAAAAAGAAAGTTTGGTGTATTAGCAGGGGAGAAAACAAACTATCCAACATTAAGTAACCTACAAAAAATAAATATTAAACCTAGTCCAGAGTGGAGAGTAACTGTAGAGAACGCTGAAGAGAATGAAACAATACAGCTACATTGTAAGAATACATATAAATTAACTCAAGTACATGAATTTAAAACGGTGTTATTTGAACAAGCTTTGATTGTAGCACCATCAATTAAACAAGATCAGTTTGATGAAATATTAAAATCAATTAGTGGTAAAGATAAAATAGAAATTATAGAACCTGCAGAAGGTACAAGTCCAATTGATATACTTAAAAAATTATTGGAGAAACATATATACGGGGCTCAGGCTACAAACTATATGTCATTTGAAAGTGGTAGACCTTTAGTAGAAGGTGAGTTTGCATGGTTTGTGTTTGATAAATTCTTTGACAAATTAAAAAACGAAGAATGGAAATACGATGCACAGAAAACATCTTATATGATTTCACATGAACTATTTAATAATGAAGATAAAGATCAAAACAGAAGAGCTTTGTTTGGTAAACAAAAAAGATTTCCAGGTCAAGATGATGAAGGTAACTATTTCAAGGCAATAAGAACTGCAAGAATACCTTTACATATTTTTGAAAAACCAGAGGAAGTAAAAGAAACTATAGAGATAGAAAGTCAAGATAATATTGTATGATTTATAAATATTATGGTCCTCCAGGTACAGGTAAGACGTATAAATTAATTAGTAGAGCCAAAGCTTATGTCAGAAAATATAAAATACCTTTACATCGTATAGGTTATTTTGCTTTCACTAAGAAGGCTGCAGAAGAAGCAAAACAAAGAATGCCATTTGAAAATAAAAAATTAAGATATTTTAAAACACTTCATGCTTTAGCATTTGAATGTATTAAAGTTGATGATTTAAATATTAGTCAAGAAGATATTATGCAACCCTATCACTACGAAGAGTTTGGTAGAAAATTAAATCTTCAAGTAAAATTTTATGATAGATATAATAAAGATGAGTCTTTTTATTTAGGTTTTGAAAATCCATACTTTCAAATAATAAGTAGAGCAGTAAATAAATGCACAGACATTAGAAAAGAATTTGATTTAGAAGAACACGATCCAAGAAATGTAAACTGGAAACAATTAGATCATATCTACAATAACTTATTGGAATATAAATCTAAGAAAAAACTATTAGATTTTAATAACATAATTCAAA